TCGAAGAGAAGGTCGTATAAAGCAATAAGTAAAAACTTAACTTAACGCTATAAGGAGAATAATATGGCAATATCAAGATCAAGTGGGTATAATAACCTACCTAATGATAATTTCATACCTGAAATTTATAGCCAGAAGGTTCAAAAGTTTTTCAGAACTGCTTCGGTTGTTGAAGATATTACAAACACCGACTACGCTGGAGAAATTGAAAATTTTGGTGATACGGTAAGAATTATTAAAGAACCTGTGGTCACTGTTGCATCATACACTCGTGGTGCTGCAATTGATACACAAAACTTAGCTGACGATCAAATTACATTGGTTGTTGACCAAGCAAATGCTTTTGCATTTAAAGTAGATGATATCGAAGAAAGACACTCTCATATTAATTTTGAGTCTGTTGCATCTTCATCTGGTGCTTATGCTCTTAAAAACGCATATGACAAAAACATCATCGCTGCAATGTTTGCTGGTGCAGGAACTACTGTTGGATCTGATGGATCTGGACAAGATGTAGGCACTTACGCAGAAGGTCTGTCTCTATCTGGTACACCAGAAATTGATCCAGTTAACGTAATAGCTAACCATGCTAAAAGACTAGACTCTGCTGATGTTCCAATGGAAGGAAGATGGTTTTTAGCAAGCCCTGACTTCTACGAAGAACTAGGTAAAGCAAACAGTAAGTTAATGGCTGATACTACTGGAGCTGCTGGACCACTAAGAAACGGTCAAGTATATAATGGAAAAATCCATAACTTCACAATGTATCAAACTAATAACTTTGCTGCGTCAAGCACATCTAACTACTTCAAAGTGCTTTCTGGACATATGTCTTCTACTGCAACTGCTAATCACATTGCAAAAATGGAAGTTGTAAGAGACCAGGAATCATTTGCTGATGTTGTTAGAGGCTTACACGTCTTTGGCAGAAAAGTTCTAAGATCAGACGCTCTGATTGCAGAACACATTTTAATTGATTAATAAGGAAGGAACAATACAATGGCAACATATGATCTTACTGCGAGTACTACTGCTACAGGTAGACCGTCAAGAATGAACCCAGGTGTAAGAACTCCTTACCTTGTGGAAAACACTGTAGATATTTCAAAAGTGAACAGTTCTTCTGGAGCTGCTCAGAATGATTTACTACAAATAATTGATGTACCTGCTGAGACTTTAGTTTTACACGCTGGTATAGAAGTGCTTACTGCACTTTCTAGTAGTGTAACTTTAGACTTAGGTATGACTGACGTAGATAACTTTGTTGATGGAGATACAAATGCTACTGGTTACGCAACGCTAACTGCGACTGCTAGACCAGCACCAAATGCATCTGCTGATACAATTGATATCACAGTCTTATCTGCAGACTCTACAGCTGGTAAAGTCCGAGTTTGGGCTATACTATGTGACGTGTCTGGAACTTACGAGACAGCAAGTAACGCATAAAAAAAATTAGAGGGGAGTCGTTAGACTCCCTTCTTCTATGGAAGGAAGTTATGGCAACTTACGATTTAAGAAAAAAATCAGAAGTTTCTACAGGACAAAGAAAGAAACCTTTTTTTGGACAAACAGTTAGTTTAGAAGCATTTGATGAATTAGAAAAAAAAGTATTAGAACAAGATAAAAAATTAGATAAGATATTAGAACTATTAAGAGATTAGTATGAATTACCTACAACTTACAAACGCAGTATTAGCAGAACTTAATGAAGTGCAACTCACTTCTTCAAATTTTGCATCTAGTAGTGGTATTCAAACAACCACTAAAGATATTATTAATAAAGCTTTGAGAGATGTATATTCATCAGAACTAGAGTGGCCTTGGTTACATAGTGACAAGACACAAGTTACATACGCTGGACAAAAAGAATACTCATTACCAACTGATTTTAGGTCAGTTGATTTTGAGTCTTTTTATTTGGTACCTACAGAATTAGTAACTAATTCTACTTTTGATAGTAACATAACTAACTGGTCAACAGTATCAGGATCACCAGCATATAATTCTGGTGGCAATGGAAGATTAAGATTAAATGCAGCAGCAGCATCTGCAAGTTTATCAACAGTAAAAAATAAAGAATATAGAGTACAAGTAAGAGTTATGGATACATCATCTAGTGGCTCTAGTTTAAAAGTACAAGTAGGGACATCAGCTGCAGGAACACAAAATTTAAATACTACAGTTACAGTAGCAGATTTTGGTGATGGTAAAATATTAGATACAAAATTTACAGCAACTGCCTCTACTACACATATAACATTAGATAACGATGACTCTAATAATTTAGATGTAGATTTTGTAAAAATATCAGAAAATATAGTTCCAAAAAAATTAACATATATAACATATGATGATTATAGAAGAAGATTTTTATCAACTGCACAGACTAATAATAGTGATCATTATGGCACTCCTGATTATGTATTTAAAACACAAGATGATAAGTTTGGTTTATACAGAGTTCCTGATTCAGATGGCTATACAATAAACTATGAGTATTGGAAAACACATTCTGATTTATCTGGATCAACAGATACACCAGATATACCTGCAAGATTTCATGATGTAGTTGTAGCAAGAGCAAAATATTATATTTACAATCTTAGATCTGATCCACAGTTTACACAGTTTGCAGATAGAGATTTTAGAGAAGGTGTTAAAAGAATGAGAATAGAATTAATAAATGCACCAAGTGAAATGCTAGATACTAGAATAAATTTAGGATATAATAGAAGAGGAGCTATTAGTGGCTGATACTTCACAATTATCTCCTTTTGTATTTGGTTGTGGTGGAGGACTTGTACTAAACAAAGATTCATTTTCATATCAACCAGGCGAAACAAAAGTATTACAAAACTTTGAGCCAGATGTTAAAGGTGGATATAAAAAAATATTAGGTACAACTAAATGGAATTCCAATATAGTACCACAAGTATCTGCATCAACTGAAAGAGTTGTAATGTCAGCTATATTTGGAAGTGTGGTGTTAGCAGCTAGAGGTGGCAGTATACACAGAGGATCTACTGGATCAGGAAGTTGGACATCTACTATAACAGGATTAGGAACACCAACAGGCAACTACACATTTAGAAAATTTAACTTTGATGGTACAGATAGAATAGTTATATGTACAGGAACATCTAGTCCACAACTATTAACATCTGCATTTTCTGCATCTGTTGTAAATGCTACTGGAACTGCTAATTTTAAATTTGTAGAAATATTTAAAAATCATATATTTTTTGCAGGTGATTCTAGTAATAAACAGCAACTTAGTTTTATGGGTCCGTTTGAAACTAATGATTTTACATCAGGTAATGGTGGCGGTGTTATTAAAGTAGATACAGAGATAAAAGGCATAAAAGTATTTAGGGATGCACTGTTTATATTTGGACAAGATAAAATATTTAAATTAGTAGGAACATCATTAAGTGATTTTGCAATAGCACCTGTTACAAGAAAAATAGGATGTGTTGATGGAGGTTCTATACAAGAGCTTGGTGGTGATATTATTTATCTAGCACCAGATGGTTTAAGAACTATTGCTGGTACAGAAAGAATTGGTGACGTAGAGTTAGGTACTATATCTAAACAAATACAACAACGTATTGATGACATAACTTTAGATAATATTACATCATTAGTTATTAGAAATAAATCTCAATACAGATTATTTTATCCAGTAACAACTGGTGCAGAATCTGGATCAAAAGGTATTATTGGAGTAATTAAAACAAATTCAAATACAGGCCAGCTTGGCTATGAGTATGCAGATATTAATGGACTAAAAGTATCTTCTACTGATTCTGATTTTATAAGTAATACAGAAACTATTGTTAGTGGTGGCTATGATGGTTATGTTTATCAACAAGAATCTGGCAATGAATATACTAGATCAGGTACAACTGCTGCTATACCAGGCAGATATAGATCTCCTGATTTAACTATGGGAGATCCAGGCATAAGAAAAAATATGCAAAGAGTTATCGTTAACTATACTAACGAAGGTCAAGTAGATGCTAACTTACAAGTTAGGTATGACTTTGATGCAAGCACTACACCACAACCTGCAGCAGTTTCAATAACAACAGGTAACATTCCTGCTTTATATGGAACTGGAGTTTATAACACATCTGTTTATGGACAGTCAGGTATACCACTAGTAAGGCAACATGTTGTGGGTTCAGGATTTACAGTTGCTTTAAAAGTTACAGATGACAGCACAAATCCACCAATAAGTTTAAAAGGTTTTGAATTAGAATTTGTCCCAGGAGGAAGAAGATAATGGCAGTATATTCAGCTAGACAAAGCTCATACAGTGATGGCGATACTATTACCGCAGCTCATACTAATGATGAGTTTAATGCGATATTAGCAGCGTTTAACGTATCAACAGGTCACACCCATGACGGCAGTACTGCTGGAGATGGTGGGCCTATATCTAAATTATTTAGTAATACAATAACATTTGGTACAGGTGCCGATACAGATGTGGCTGTAACGTTCGATGGCAATACATCTGATGGTGTATTAACATGGATGGAAGATGAAGATTATTTTCAATTTTCAGATGATATACTATTACTAACTACAGAAAAATTACAGTTTAGAGACACTGCAATATATATTAACTCATCTACAGATGGTCAGTTAGATTTAGTTGCAGATACAGAGATACAGTTGGCAGCTACCACAATAGATATAAATGGTGCAGTAGATGTATCAGGTAACTTATCAGTTGGTGGTAATTTAGATGTTACTGGCACGTTAGATTTATCAGACTCTAACTTTACTAATGTAGGGTCTATACAATTAGACTCTATAGCTGGTGATGGAGATACAGACACAAGTATTACATTTAGTGGATCTGATGTTATAACTGTAGCAGCTGGCGGAGCTAATCAAGTAACATTTACTAATGGTGCAATTGTTCCGTCAACAGATAACGATATTGATTTAGGTACAAGTTCTGTAGAATTTAAAGATGCATTTTTTGATGGCACGGTAACTACTGACGCATTAGTTGCAGATACTGCAGATATTAATGGTGGTACATTAGATGGCGTAACTATAGGTGGATCTAGTGCTGCTGCTATAACAGGTACAACTATTACTGGTACTAGTTTTGTTATTGGTTCTGCAGATATAAATGAATCGGAACTAGAAACTATAGATGGAGTTACTGCAGGAACTGTTTCAGCTTCAAAAGCTATTGTTGCTGATTCTAACAAAGATATAACAGGTGGTCGCAATATTACTATTACTGGTGAGTTAGATACTGCTACTTTAGATGTTTCAGGTGATGCAGATATTGATGGAACAACTAATTTAGATAATACAGATATTGATGGGACATTAGTAGTTGATGGATCTAATATTTCACTTGATAGTACTTCAACTTTAAACATAGATAACTCTAATACATCTAATGGTATTACTATTGGAACGGCTACATCAGGTGTGCCTATTTCTATTGGGCATACAACTTCTGAAGTAACAGTAAATGATAACTTAACTGTTACAGGAGATCTAACTGTTAGTGGCACAACAACTACAGTAAACTCAACTACTGTAAATTTAAATGATCATAATCTTGTTTTAGATTCTGGCAATAGCACATCTGCAGTTATAAATGGTGCAGGTATAACTATTGAAGGCGGATCTGGAGATGATGCTACGTTTAGCTATAACACAACAGGACCTAAGTTTGAATTAAAACTTGGATCATCACATGAAGATTTACAAGTGGATCAACTTATTGCTGCATCTCTTGATATATCAGGAGACGTAGATGTAGATGGTACTTTGGAAACAGATGCTTTATCTATAAACGGAACTGCAGTAACATCAACAGCAGCTGAGTTAAATTTAGTAGACGGCATTACAGCAGGAACTGTATCAGCTTCGTTGGCTGTAATTGCAGATTCTAATAAAGATGTATCAGGATTTAGAAATGTAACACTAACTGGTGAACTAGATGCAGCAACACTAGATATATCTGGCGATGCTGATATAGATGGTACTCTAGAGGCAGATGCTATTACGGTAGATGGAACTGCTCTTGCTACATTAATTGCAGCAACTACAGTAACAAATGCTACAAATGCAGCACATGTAAGTGTTGCAGATAATGAAAGTACTAACGAAGAAAATTTAATTACATTTATTGAAGATACTTCAGCTACAGGTAATGTTGGTTTAGAATCAGATGGAGACTTTACATATAATCCAAGTACAGGAACAGTAACAGCTACTATATTTAAAGGTAATATTGATGCTGTAGATGGAGACTTTGATGGAACATTAGAGGCTGATGCTATTACAATTGGTGGTGTTACTTTAGCTGAAACAATATCAGACACAGTTGGAGCGATGGTTAGTTCTAATACTGAAACTGGTATATCTGTAACATATGATGATAGTGATAATACATTAGACTTTGTTATTGGTGCTGGTGATATTGTAAATTCAATGCTTGCAGATGATGCTGT